GCGGTACGCAGTCACTACTCAGAAAGACAATGTAAAAACATACGCAATTTGGCTGTTGAAAACTTAATACAGAAGTTCGGTAACAATAGAACTATTGCAAATTACGAACTTTCAGCATGAAGCAAAGTTTGCCCGCTATTGCACAATGATTTCTGTTATAATTTTCTATGATAAAACAGCGCTTTTTTCATTACAATTTAGACCATTAGCGATAGATGGGCTTTGAACTTTGAACTTTCAAAGCCCATAATTTTATATATTTCCGTAAATAGCAAAAATAGAAAGAATGAAAACGAACGAAAAGAGGTGATAAGATGGGTAGACCACGAAACCCAGAACGCGACCAATCGTTGCAAAGATACCTTGATAGTGAGGGGAATATAAGCACAACAGAGTTGGCAGCGGCAGCAGGCGTTCCAGAAGTCAGAATAAGGAAATGGAAATCAGAGGATAACTGGGAAGAGAAACTGAAAAAGAAGCCCCGGAAAAGAGGGGGGCAAAAAGGGAATAGAAATGCTACTGGTAAAACCCCGGCGAAAAGCGGCAATAAAAATGCTGTTACGCACGGGGCATTTGCGCAGGCAGGGTATAAAGACATAGACCCAGAAGCAGCGGAAGCAATACAGAGGATAAAGCCGGGCAGCAGCCTTGCAAGAATGACGGAAGAATTACAAGCCCTGCTGTTAAGAAAAGAGTATCTGGAAAGCCTGTTACAACAGTACACGGACCCGGCAGCAGAGGGGATATATTACACAGACAAGATAGTACATATGATTGTACCGAAAGACTTTGACCAGCAACTACAGGAGCGGGACATGGGCGTTACAACAGGGGAAGCACAAGACCCAGAGGGAAGCGCAGAGAAATTCAAAACAGCAATGAAAAGTATTATCAAAGCCAGTCCGTTTGATAGAGCAATGAAAGTGGAAGCCGAACTGAACCGCCTGCATGGGCGTATCATCAAGCAACTTGATAGTATCAAGGCGTATGAGTTGGAGGACAGACGCTTGACGCTGGAAGAGAAGAAATACAACTTAGCAAAGCAGAAGATAACAGGTGCCTACGACATAGACCCAGAAACGGGGGAGATTGTGGATGACACGGACATTGGTGACATGGAATAGGTTCTTCCAGCGTTACGGAGAGAGTGCGGGTACGACGACGCCCAGCCCTTGCCTAGCCATATAAAATATTTTTTCACTTCCAAACTTGCCGGGAAAATTTTTAAAGGGGGTGTGCTTAAAAATGAAATTGTATACAGCCGCCGCAGTTGCAAAATGGCTGGACCTTTCGGAACGGAGGGTGCGCCAGCTGCGGGACGACAAAATAATAACAGAATATAGACCGGGGCTGTACAATTTGCAAGAAGCAAACCACCAATACATAAACTACCTGCGAAAGAACAGCCCAACAGAAGAACAGATTGACTACAACACGGAGCGGGCAAAGCTGGTAAGGGCGAAAAGAGAGAATGAAGAACTTGAATTGCAGCTGCGAAAAAATGAGGTTCACACGTCGGAAGACATAGAAAAGGTATTGACAGATATGTTGATACGTTTTAAAACACGTCTGATGGCTATACCTGCAAAACTAAGTCCAAAAGTGGCGAAAAAAAAGGACGAAACAGAAATATTTAAACTAATCAAAAACGCCATAGATGAAGCACTGGAAGAACTTTCCGACTTTCAGTCAGTATTTGGGGACATTGGGGACGGTGAAGACAATGCAGCAGAACACTAAAAGATTATTTACCAGAATATTTCAATGCCTTAAACCGCCACCAGAATTGAAGCTGTCTGAATGGGCTGACCAATACCGCAGATTATCTGCCGGAGCGTCAGCGGAGCCGGGAAGATGGAGAACATCAAAAGCCCCGTACCAGAAAGAAATTATGGACGCTATAACCGATTTGGCGATTAGAAAAGTAGTCATTATGAGCGCTGCACAGGTAGGAAAAACGGACGCTATGGTATTAAACCCTATCGGGTACTATGTGCATTACGACCCCAGCCCAATTATGGTTATTCAGCCGACAATACAAATGGCAGAGGGTTTTTCAAAAGAAAAGCTGTCACCCATGATACGGGACACGCCAGTTTTAGCGGAAAGAATAAATGATAAGAGCCGGAGCAGCGGAAACACCATACAACAAAAGATATTTCCGGGCGGTCAAGTCACCATGGTTGGAGCCAACAGCCCAGCTGGTCTGCGTAGCCGTCCGATACGAGTATTGCTTGCTGATGAAATAGACGCTTACCCAGCAAGCGCAGGAAAAGAGGGGGACCCGCTTTTACTTGCAGAAAAACGATTGACTACTTACTGGAACCGGAAACAAGTAAATATTTCTACGCCGACAATCAAAGGGGCTTCCAGAATTGAAGTGGAGTACGAACACAGCAGCCGCGGGGAATGGAACGCGCCGTGTCCGTGCTGCGGAGAATTGCAGCCGCTACACTGGGCGAATATAATATTTGATAAAAACGACCTTTCGGAAATAAGATATGCTTGTGAAAAGTGCGGCGTAATATCAAGTGAGGTGGAATGGAAAGAACGGTTTATTGACGGCTGTTTTATCCATGCGGACCCGGAAAACCCAGTGCGCGGATTTCATTTGAACACGCTTGCTTCCACACTTGCAAATTGGAAAGAGGTTGTGGAAAAGTTTCTTCTTGCAAATGAAGAAAAGAAAAAAGGAAATATCGAATTACTGAAAGTATGGACCAATACAGAAATGGGGGAAACGTGGGAGGAAGACGGCGAACAGATAGAAGACGAAGAACTGATGAAGCGCCGGGAAAAATACAACTGCGAAGTACCGGAAGAAGTTTTGTACCTTACAGCCGGAGTTGACACACAGGACGACAGATTTGAAGTTGAGGTTGTAGGCTGGGGACCGGAATATGAAAGCTGGGGTATTCGATATGCTGTAATATACGGCGACTTAAAACTAGAGCAGGTATGGCAAGATTTGGACGTATTCTTGCAACAAACATTCCACAAAACAGACGGAACAAAGCTAAAAATTATATGCACCTGCATGGATAGCGGCGGTCACTTTACCAATCAAGTATATAAATTTTGCAAAGATAGGTTCAGACGAAAGGTTTTTGCAATAAAGGGAAGCAATGACAGCGCAGCTGCATATATCCAGAAGCCGACAAAGAGCAACCGCGAACAGGCATATTTGTTCACGATTGGAGTTGATACGGGTAAATCGTGGCTGATGGACAGATTAAAACTTGAAAAAGAGGGTCCGGGATACTGCCATTTTCCGAAAGAAGAAAACAGGGGATATGATGAAAAGTATTTTAAGGGGCTGACGTCGGAAAAGAAAGTATTAGAATACAAGAAAGGCAGACCATTTTTTGTGTGGAAAGTAAAGGATAAGGGAGCGCACAAAAGAAATGAAGCCCTTGACTGTAGAAACTATGCAACGGCAGCTATTGAAATAACCAATCTTCCGTTGAAAAAACCGGAAGAAAAGAAAACGGAAGCGGGAAAAGTAAAAGCAAAAAGAAGAGGAAGAAGAAGCAATGGAGGTGTAATCTAATGGCAGGAATTACAATGGAAATAGCACAAAAACACTTGGAAGTGTGGCTGGAAGCGGAAATGACAGTTGCAACAGGTCAAAGTTATGCGATAGGCAGCAGGACCCTAACCCGTGCGAATTTGACGGAAATTAGAAAAACTATAGACTATTGGAATGCTAAAATAGCAGCTATGGAAAATCAGAAAAAAACAGGCGGCAGGAACAGGATAAAAAGGGTGGTCCCCCGCGACTTGTGAATAATTGCCCGCCATTGCCCGATTTTTAAGCTATAATTGTAGTGTGGAAAATTAAAAATGATTGAAGAAGCACCCGGAAAAGGTGCTTTTTTCATGCCATAAATAGACGGGAGGTGAGAAAATGAACGGAATTGCACAGGTAATAGACGGGGTTATTGCCACGGTAGCACCACAATTAGCGCTAAAAAGAGCAGGCGCAAGGCACAAAATAGAAATTCTAAACAGCGGTTATGGAAATTACGGAGCCAGTACAACAAAAAAATCAATGATTGGCTGGAATTATGCCGGAGGTTCGGCAAGGGAAGATATTAACGACAATCTTTCTGTATTAAGGCAAAGAAGCCGTGATTTATATATGGGGGTCCCAATAGCAAACGGGGCAATTAAGACCATGCGAACAAATATTGTGGGGCGCGGACTTATGCTGAAACCGACTGTAGACAGAGAAGTTCTAGGGCTTGAAGTAGAGCAGGCGCAAGCACTTGAAAAACAAATAGCTAGAGAATGGGCGGTGTGGGCTGAAAGCGCTGATTGCGACATGGCAAGGCTGGATAATTTTTATGAATTGCAGCAGTTGGCATTTTTAAATTGGCTCGCTTCAGGAGATTGTCTGGCGGTTCTTCCGGTAAAGGAAAGAATTAACCAGCCTTATGATTTGAGGGTGCATTTAATTGAAGCAGACAGGCTGTCAAGCCCGGATAATTACGATACAATCGACAATCAGATTGTGGGTGGTGTGGAGGTGGATCGGAGCGGGGAGGTTGTAGCGTACCATTTTTCAAAACATCACCCGTTATCATATGCAAATGAGCATATGGAGTGGGTTAGGGTGGAAGCCTACGGAGAAAAGACCGGACGAAGAAATGTGCTGCACCTCATGAACCGGGAAAGGATAGACCAACGCAGGGGCGTTCCGTTTCTTGCCCCGGTTATAGAAGCTTTAAAACAGCTGGGAAGATATACAGACGCGGAACTTGTGGCGGCGGTGGTTTCTGGAATGTTTACGGTATTCATTGAAAAGACCGAAGAAAGCGACGGGGACGCCATAGGGGCAGCAGTGCCGGAAGAAATGCAGGTGGACGAAGAGGACGAAAGCAGTGTGGAACTTGGACCGGGAGCCGTTGTTGATTTGGCACCGGGAGAAAAAGCACACGACATGAACCCAGGAAGACCAAATGCGAATTTTAACGGATTTGTAGAAGCGATATGCCAGCAAATAGGCGCTGCACTTGAAATACCATATGAATTGCTTGTGAAGAGGTTTACTGCCAGCTATTCAGCCAGCAGAGGGGCTTTGGAAGAAGCGTGGAAAATGTTCAGAATGTACAGAACATGGCTTGCAAATGATTTCTGCCAGCCAATATATGAAGAGTGGCTGGCAGAAGCAGTGGCAAAAGGGAGAATAAAAGCGCCGGGGTTCTTCACTGACCCAGTAAGACACAAGGCGTACTGCAAGTCACAGTGGAACGGACCTGCAAGGGGACTTTTGAACCCAGTTCAAGAAGTGTCGGCAGCAGAAAAGAAAGTACAAAACGGCTTTTCTACAAGGGCGCAAGAAACAATGGAAATGACTGGTGGGGATTTTTACAGTAATTGTGACCAGTTGAAACAGGAAGAAACAAAATTGAAAGAGGTGAAAGAAATTGCCAACAGCAGCACCAAACAGGCAACAAGCCAATAGAAACCCGTTCGGAGTGACGGCAGATAAATTCTGGAATTTCATTCCGGCAACCAATGAAAAGCCGCCAGAACTTCTTCTGTATGGAGCAATAAGCAGTCAGCAAAGCTGGTGGGAAGACAGAGTGACGCCGCAGCAGTTCAATCAAGAATTGGCTGCAATCGGAGAAGTTCCAGAAATCGTTGTACGCATTAACAGCGGCGGCGGTGATGTGTTTGCGGCAAACGCTATTTATACCAGATTAAAGGATCATTCAGCCAACATTACAGTCAAAATTGATGGGTGGGCAGCGTCAGCAGCCACTATTATTGCAATGGCTGGCGATACCATTAAAATTGCCAGAAATGGCGTGTTCATGATACACGACCCGGCAATGACTGTATGGGATACGTTCAAAGCAGAAGACTTCATAAAAATGGCAGAAGAACTGAAAGTTATTAAACAGTCAATCATTAACAGCTATGCAATGAAAACAGGCAGAGCCGAACAGGATATTTCAGACTTTATGTCAGAAGAAAAATGGTGGACCGGAGATAAAGCGGTTGAAAACGGTTTTTGTGATGAACTAATGTTTGAAGAAAGCAAAACCGTAGTGGAAAATGCAAACAGGATTATTGTTAATTCTGTACCTATTGATATTACAGGATTTCAGACATTACCTAAAACGTTGTTAAACAGCCCGCATAATCCGGGAGGTTCTACAAATGGTGAAACCAATAAAGATAAACCACAAAAAAAGGAGGAAAAAGGCATGGAACCAAATAACAGCACTATCAATACGACTGACGCATTAACAGCCACATACCCGGATTTGGTAACGGCAATCGAAAATGCAGCTGCAACAGCGGAAAGGGATAGAATTAAGGGAATTAAGGATATGGCGCTTGACGGCTTTGAAGATATCGTAGAAGACGCCATGTTTAAAAATCCTATTTCAGCAGAAGCAGTAGCGGTAAAAATAATTAATGAACAAAAGAAGTTAGGCGGTACATATCTAGCAGACCGTGAAATGGACGTAAAGGCTGGCGCAGTAAACGGGGTAGGAACCAGTGCAAGCGAAAGGGGAACCGGAAAAGAAAGCCCATACGACAAGATCATTGACGCTGTATTATGAAAAAAGGAGGTATAAGAAATGCTTGGAATTGAAGAAAGAAGCTGTGAACCAAAGAATTTTTTTGCCGGAGAATTTCCGACAGTGCCGGAAACCGGAACAGCAGGCGCGGCGGTGGCGGAGCATACACCAGTCACAACAGATGCTAACGGAAAAATTATTGCCGTATCGACAGGAACGGTGGAAAATGTAATCGGGATTTCTGCAATGGCAGCAGCGGCGAACGAACCAATCGTATATTACATGACAGGAGAATTTTTCATGGACGCAATCAATGTACCAAATGGCGTTGACGCTGACGCATTAAAAGCAGCATTGCGAAAAGTTTCGATTTTTTTAAGATAACAGGAGGAAAGAAAAATGGCAAATGAAGTAAGTATTTACGAACCGCGTACAATGGGCAGGATAGTGACGAAAATGCCACCTGTACGCACGTTTTTTAGAAGCACATTCTTTAGAAATGAAGAAACATTTACAACAAAAAACGTTGATGTTGACTTTGTGAAAGGGTCAAGAAAAGTGGCACCTTTCGTGCATAGGGTAATTGGTGGAAAAACTGTACCAAACACGGGATACAGCACAAAGACATACACGCCACCACTGGTTGCGCCAGATAAAATAACTACAGTTGATGATTTACTCAACAGGCAGGCGGGAGAAAGTCTGGTATCTGGCAGAACACCTGCGGAACGCGCAGTACTGAAAATGTCAAGCGATTTCATAGAATTACGCGATATGATAACCCGCCGCGAAGAATTGATGTGCGTACAGTCAATTTATACTGGTACTATTCCTATTATTGGTGAGGGGTTAAATGAAATTATTGACTTTGGTTTCACAAATAAAGAGGTTATCACAACAGCCACTAAGAAATGGTCAAATGCTGCGTCAGACCCTATTGGAGATATAAAGCGTTGGCATGAACAGGTGCAGAAAACAGGGTTTGTCAACTGTGATATTTGTGTTATGGCAAGTGATGTGGCAACAGCATTTATCAATCATGAGAAAGTACAAAAGGCACTTGATGTTAAAAACTATAATTTAGCTGTTATTCAGCCTAAACAGTTACCTAATGGCGTTACTTACATTGGAACAATACATGAATTGGGACTTGACATTTATAAATATGTTGAATGGTATCTGGACGACTGGACAGATGAATCAGCCCCACAGGATAAGCCTATTGTGCCAGATGGAACGCTTGCGCTTTTAAGCACAAACGCAAATTACAGCATGTATTATGGCGCAATTACTCTGATTGACGACGCAACGGGAAATTTCCGCACGATTGAGGGAAAATACGTGCCGGATACCTGGACAAAGAGGAAACCAGCAAGAAGATTTTTGCAATTATCTTCCGCACCATTAAGCGTTCCACATGATGTTGACAGCTGGTTTGTGGCAACGGTGCTTTAATGGATTTTAAAGCGCAGCTTATTAAAGATATGGAAACCTTCCACAATCCCGGAGAATTTGCAACCGAAACGGATATATGGTATGACAGAAAACCCTACAGGGTGCCGCTAATATTAGATCATGAGACAGCAAAAGAAAGACAGCGGTCAAGCGATAACGCAGAGGGGATACACACCGTTGAAGTCGTAGTATATATAGCGCAAGCAGACATTGGGTTTGTGCCGCGAAAGAACCACAATATTGAAATAGATATTGCTGGGGAGATAATGATTTACACCATATTAAAATCGGATTACGAAGACGGGGAAATTATACTGGAACTGGGGGCATTTGATGAATGATAGAAATAACTTCTGAAACCATTGAAAGAGTGGAAACCTTACTATCTGGTATCCCAAAAGGTGCGGAACGGGCGTTTTCTAATTCGATTAACCGTGGATTGTCGAGAGTAAAAACAACGGCAATGA